TTTGTTTTAAAAAAGTTAATAAAAACGGGCCCATTTACCGAGCCCGTGTAGTTAGTTTAAATTAGAATGGTAAATCTTCTGATGGTTCGTCGTTAGCTTGTGGGTCAACAACCTGTGGTGTTTCTTGCTTAGTACCGCCAAGTGAAATTTCAGCTTCGTCACCGTAAACAAACTTTTTAAGTTCTGAACTCCAAATTGGAGTTTCTCCGACCGCAACGGCCTCTAAGTATTCAACAGGTTTTTTAGAATAAACGTCATTCCAAGTAAGTTCGTCTTGTAACCAACCTTCCATGATACCTTTGTCAGTATGTAACACTTGTGGGTCGTCATACATAATTGTTTGGATTACTGTGTATTCTTTACCTTGTGGTGTTTTTGCCTTTGTGAGTTCGATAATCAAGTCTCGTCCTTTCTCAGCATCTGTTACGTCACCCTTAGCTTTCCAAATTGGAAGAATTTTGTCTAACACACCTTCTTGTTTGTAGTTGTGTTTGAAACGCCAAAATTTAACTCCGTCTTGTTCGTTATCACGGTCAATTACTTTTACAATGTAAAATAATCGTGAACGATACTGTGACGCTAATTCTTTGTCTTCTTTTTTACCTGTGGAAATAAGTTCGTTATAAACTTCAGTTAAAGGGGAACGTTCGTTGTCATTTTTATCAGGGTCATACAACTTAACCCATTGTCCGTTTACTTGAATTTCGTGATACCATACTTCAACAAATGGTGATGAACCATCTTTTGTAGGTAAAATACGAATTCTACGTGACGCAGACTTTTCATTTTTTTGTAGAATCGCTGAGAAATACTTCTTCAGTCGGTCCTCTTGTGAAATGTTTGTTTTTTGTGAACTCGATGATGTTGAGTTCTTTTCGTACTGTGCTAGTACTGAATCTAATACTGAATTTGCCATAAATAAATTTTTAATTTTTACTCTTTTATCTTCATAAAATATAAGTGAAAATTAAAGTTTGTCAAATAAAAAAGGGAAGATAATTCTTCCCTCAATTTTTACTTTTGTCTGTCAAAAATTATTCAGAATCTTCTTCTGTGTCATATAAGTTAAAGGTTTTTTTAACCTCGTTTGGTGAATAGTTTTCAACTTCGTCAGAAGTTAAAACATATTCATTTTTTCCACTCTTTTCCATTTCACCTTTTTTATCATCAAAAAAATCAGTGAGTTTTTGGTTGTAAGGGTAAGAATCAAGTGAGCGTAGTTCTAATTTTTCTTCAGGACTTTTCTGTCTATACTTTTCTAACTTAGTTTCGAGACTATTAATTTTATTCATTATTTCATCCATGTGAGATAACTTAGACTCTAAGTCATCAAGTTTTGTAAAAATCCCATCCATGAATTCATCTTGTTTTGCTTGAATTTCTTGTTGTGTGGTAACTAAATCTGTTATATCAATTTCTTCAGTTTCTTCTTCACCTTCATCTTCAGGTGTTACTTCTTCAACGTCAGGGTCGTTTTCTACATCAACAGGTTCAGGAACTTCAGTTGCCCCTGCCGCTGCGGGGTCAGTTGCGGTTGGGTCGGTTGCCCCTGCGGCTGCTGGGTCGGCAGCGCCTGCAGCTGCCGGGTCTACTGCTGTTGGGTCAGCAGCTGGGTCTACTGCTGTTGGGTCAGCAGCAGGGTCTGCAGGTGGTGGAGGTGGAACATCTTGTTCTCTTAAAATATAAGAATTTATTTGGTTGAACCTTTTTAATTCTTCTAATATTTTTCTATCTAAACTCATTTTTGTAAAATTTATCCGTTTAATAATGTCTTAACTCCTGTTGGTGTTTCAACTCTTAAAGTTTTATTGGTTTTCATTGTGTTGTCAACTCTTTCTATCAAACCATCTTTCATTCTAATAGTATAACAGTCACCAGTATCCAAGTCACATACTTGTTGATACCCATTACCCGCATCTTTTTTGGTAATTCTTGTATCTTTGTTTAAATAGCTGTCTAATAATAATTTAATATCCATATCTTTTTTTTTATAAATATGTGCTAATTATGGATTATTTGTAAAATACTCATAAGTCAAAGAAAATATTGTAATATATTGCTCATATAGGTTTTGTTTATTTGCAAAATAGTTTGTTACATAATCTTTAATTTGTTGTGCGTTTAATGGTGGTGGTCCATAAGCTGCTCCTGTCAACCAAGCAGAAAAAACAAATTGAAATAATGCCTTTCCATGTTGTTTGTTTATGTTAGTGTCAGGGTTCAATGTAATTAGTTGACTTACAAATGGCATAATATTATTAATAAAACTTATCACAAAATCAGTAGATTGTCTAAAATTATCGAATTTTGCGATTGGTACTGGTTTGTCATTTAATTTAACACATGATTGTTTTTTTATTAAAGAATTTAAACTTCCAAAGTTATTCACGGTTGATATTTCATAAGGGTTATAATTGACACAATCCCATGCATTTGCCCCTGCCGACTTAGAAATATAAGTGACTTGAGCAATACCCATCAATATTGTTCTCAAATTTTTATCATTTGTTGCACCTTTAATAACATTTGCTAACTCAACAAAAGTAAAAGGTGACTCAACAATATCTTCAAATGGTATGGTTTCAAAAACAACATTTCGCTTAATTATACATTGGTCTTGTGGTGCTGCGTAAAAGTTTAATTGAGGGTTTTCCTTTAATTCGGTTTCTTTTTTTATTCTATCATTGTCGATAGGTTTAGTTTTTTTTGCGGTTTCTTTAAACTTGTCTAATATTTTTTTATTAACGTTGGTTATTAAATTTTCAACTTTTGGTAAGGAATATTTTGGTATTCTAGAACCTTTAAAACTAGTGGAAAACCCTCTACTAGAAATGTCATGTGATACTTCAAAAATCCAATAAGGACCATAAAACATAGGTACGTGTCTAAGTATAAAATACATTGTTGGTTGTATCATAACGTTACCCATAGATTCAACAGTACACGCATAAGACCTACTTTTATATAAACTATACATTGACACCGATTGTTGAGCCACTTGGTCTCCCGCAACAGAGCTACCCAAATCAGCATTTATTTTAAAAGATTCAGACGTATTTTTCATTTCTGACATGTCTAAATCAAGTCCTTTAAAAATGCTCTGATTTTGTACTCCAAAATCTACACTGAAACCAACAACTTTATTTGTTTGTGAGTAATTTCTGTTTGGGTCGGATATATCGACAGGGTTTCCTGGTACTCGTAAATCAAAACTATCGTCTCCAAATCTAATAAATGAGTTTTCTTTTGGTTTTGGATACTCCGATGGATTACCCATGTAAATACACAAAAATTTCGGACTAGATTGAGTGTAATCAACTTCTAAATAAGTTCCAAACAATGAGTTCCCTATTTCAATATCTTCTTTCGGTACACCGTTTTTCAAGGCCTCTTGGATACCATAAAAATTGATATAAGCAGGCATAGCCATAAACATAAATTTGTTCTTATCTAATATAGTACTTATAATAGACATTAAACTTAGTTTTGCATTTTTCGTTGGGTCCATTATTTCTCTTATTTCTTTCAAGTCAACAGTAAAATCATTTCCTAAGTCACTATTTGCCCTATCCATAAACAAAAAATCTTCAAATAATGTCATGTTTTTCAAATCGGAACCAGATATCCATTTGTCATTAAATCCTTTGAGTGTGTTGTATGTACTAAGTTTGTTAGTGTCTCCGTTTACGGCGTTATTAGTAGTTTGGTCTTCGACTTTTATATCTTTGAGTACTCTGTTTAAATTAGTAAAAGTTTCGTTTACAACTTTATCTAATAATGATTGTCTATCTTGAAGGTATGAATTTATGTAGGTTGTAAACTTTGTTTTGTTATATGAGGGGTCTTCAATTTTTTGTGTTACATACAATTTGATTAGTGGTGATAGTAGTACAACATTTTCAGCAGTGAAATCTATATCGTTATCAATAAAAAATTCACTAACAAAAGATTTTTGAGTTCCTTGTAATGGTTGTGTATTATTTTGTGGGTTATTTGTTTGTTGTGGTGATGTATTGGACCCACCAGGAAGTGTTGTTACAGTTGTAACTAATTTTGTAGTACTACCATTAGGTAAAAAATAATTTATAGTCATTATGTAATTTCCAGCAATATTATTATTTACTTGAATTACATTCGCATAGTTGGTATTTGCGCCTAAAGTTCCTGACGAAGGTAATTGTTGGTTGTTTGGGTCATTAATATTTGTGTTAATATCATAAAATGCATTAATTCCAACATTTGCTCCAGTAAAATTTGAATCCCCTTCTATTTTATAAACTGAATACCCACCATTAGGTTTTTCTAAATTATAATATCTGTTTGAGTCTACACCTAAATTTGAAGTAGGTAATATTGTTGAAGAGTGTCCC